TACACGGAGGAGCCTGCCCAATACATCGTTGGAAGTTGTGGCTGCGTCACTGCCAAAATAGTTTCGGGCGGAAGAAATGCGATCACTAATAACATCATTCAATCGCTTAATCTCAAGCCCTCTCGCCGAAAGACCTGCCATGTAATATCCCCTTAAAGTTGTATCTCAATCGGAATCGGGTTTGGATCATTCATCGAACGGACTTTGAATGATAGTGAATAGATTCGGTTAGCGTTATCCATTGAAGAATCAAAATCTAATACTTGGATCACTTCTGGTTCGGATGAAATAGCACGGAGGAAGATCATATCAACAGTTGCTTTGCTTACACCCTTAACCAAAATCCTTTGATAGAAGGGCAAACCGAGCTGATCGTTTAACCACCACTCCCCTTGGAATGTGGAGAGTTTTACCTTCAGTCTTTGGGCTAAAGACTCCGATTGATTAAGTGTTAATTTTAGATCACCGTTCTCGTATATCAGATCATGCGTCTGATTATCTAATTTAATATCGGTCATATGTTTTATCCAAATCAATTAGGGGCAGAAGTTGTACCACCACTATCACCAGCATGTGTATGACCAGTAAGAGATACACCAGATGCGGTAACATCATCGGTAACACCAATCGAACCAGTAATAGATGCAGTAGAACCCCCAGCACTGCCACTACCAACCATGCCAGAAGTATATGTGAACGTACCTTGTACCAGCATGTCACCTGTCACGGTTGTTTGTGGTGAATCTATTGTGGTAGAACTTGATGCATTAATACTTGCAGTTTGAGTATTCACCGTAGAAGATTCAGATGCGTTCACAATAGATGTTTGGCAATTTATTGTGACAGTATTACCTGGCGCATTAACTTCAATATCACCAGATTGTTTCAGACGGACTTCCGCCTCTTGCGATGTTCCAATATTATGTACCAGCACAGTATCGCTAGGATCATGGGGCAAAGACCGTTTGTTTGGGTTATTTCTTGCCTGATTAAACGGGAACAATCCAGGGATGGCCATAGCATCAGCCCGAGAATACTTACGAAAATCAGTCGGCGTATGATTGGATTCTGCACCCAATTTGAACCTGTCCAATGAACGTTGGCTGAACACACAGAGGACTATATCGCCAGGGACGACCGGGAAGGTTAATTGGGACGACTTACTACCGGGGAATACAATAGGAACGTTTAGAATGACAGGATGCTTGAGGGTTTCACCTTCCGGACGAACCCTATCAACAAGTAACTGTACATCTACACGTTGTTCTGGCAAGGACACAACCCGTTCAATCCTACCGGGCATCGATGTGAACAGACCGTTTATACCATTATTAATGTATTGTCTGAGCAATGATTCAAGTGAGATGTTTTCCATACTTAGACTTCCCTCCCAGACAGTTTGGCACAATAATATTCAGCAGTCCAATTCTGTCCACGCCAATCTCCCGAATACTCAACAGAGTTCACACGATAAATACCCGAGACACTAGATGATTTAAGTGAAACAGCACTGCCCGGAATGATTAACGGATTGATAAGTGACCGGAACTTTACGCCAGACTTCTTGACCGTATCATCCTTCACACGTTTACCGTCAGGAGATGCGTAAGAAGGTAATCCAACCAGACCCGTTGTTGGTGAGATTTCAAATGCACGCTCAACAGAATTAGGTGATTGGTATTTATTAGGATCATTTATATACAGACGCTTCCCGTCAATCCTCCAGTGGAAATCAAAGTCTCTTGCAAGTTCCGACAGGATGGACTTCACAGAACCTTCGACTGGATACCCGAACGGGAATGTCTTGTCGATGTTTTCTGAGTTGAACGATGCGCGTGTGATTGTTTCGGTTTGACCAATAAGATAATTAATAACTTGACGAGGGGTCGTGTTCGCCGGGAATGTCTTGGAGATACTTGGCTTGTACACCAATGAATCAGCAGGAACACAACGAAGGGTTGTCTTACGATCATTCTGACGGGAACGGTCGTCTGTCTCAACTTCGGAGACAATGCCTTGGAACAGGAGAGTGTTGCCTGTACCTTTGTACCCGACCTTCAGGATGATTGACATCTGATCTTGTTGGATGTACTTGATCGAATCTTCGGATAGATTGTAAATATCAATCGTTGATTCATTAGAATTTTCTTTGTTATCAATATTCTTACTGATTCGGAAGGATATCTGAAGACCTTCATTCGCATCTTCATCACCGATTATCTGAAGACCTTTACCAGAATTGGGTTTGCCAATCACCAGTTCATATGTCCGTTTAAGTTGTTTGTTAGCATAATCGAACATAATAGTGTCCTCAAATTATTCTGGTGAGATGTATACGAGATAATGTGTCCGGTCAACACGCCTTGGGTCAGGAACACCACTCTCGGCAATAGTTGTTTCTTCGATAGGGAGAAGTAAGAAATCTCCGGGGATTTGTGCTATGGAATATTGAGATAGCAGAGGGTAATATGGAACGAGTTTAATGTTCCGGATTATTGGGTTCTCTTCTGCGTCGAATATGTCTAGGAGATATCCTTGGGAACGGGATGAGTAGCGGAATGTTAGGCCGAATGTTGAGCGGTCGAGATCAATTGTGTAGGTGTAGTAGGGGGACGGATATAATGGGCATGGTTGTACTCTCATTGACTTGCTCTCCAAAGTTCATATCCGCTTCGCACCCTCTCTATGACACTCGGAGTGTCGTCATCACCAAAGATAACCCTATCAATATCCGTCGAGAGTCTGTCAGGAGTCTCAACAGTAACGTCATCCGAAGATTGGTCGCCATGATTCTCTTTTCCGGCTTGTTGATCCGAAACCTCTCCGGAAGTAGCCTGTCCTCCAGCAGTTCCGCTAATATCAACATCGACTTCTTTAATCGTTGCGAAACGGACTTGGCGAAAAGTAAAGTTTGCGGTAAGAGCATCACCAGTATCAACCTGCTCGTTATCTTCAAATCTTTCCATGACAACGTTCTCAATGATACGTGTTGACACATAGCGTCCAAATGAAATATCAAAATCAATGTCGAGGATAGTCAATATTTCAGAATTATCCCAGGCTCGTTGGAACCTGTCTCGAATCCTTTCGTGGGTAAAACCGCGAAACGGATCAACAGAAACATCGGAAGTAATTGTGTTGCCGAGAATCTGACCAATGCTTCCTGGCAGATAATCCAATAAAGTAGAGGGTGAACTAATAATCGCACCGCTGACAGGAGCATTTTGTTCGGGCGAAATCGGCGGATTATCTTCACCACCCTCTACCAACTCAGCCGGACGAGTGTAGGTCGTGTTAAAATCTGCTGACGAAATAACCGCACGGACACTGAAGGATGGAGTCTCCTTAGTCACATGGTCAGTAATAAGTGCAGATTTATCGACAGGGTGTTGACTTGCACGACTCGTCCTAGATTTGTTATAGTTGGTGACAGCATCCAAATAGGCTACGCTGTCATCCTCGAATATAATTGCTAGGGCCATAATGGATACCTTTGAGATTTATGCTTGACAAGGCTGGGCGTACCTGATAAGCTGTAATGGTACGGTTATTTAACTGATAGGAGCTATAACTAATGTCGAAGTTACGAAAAACAAAAGATTACTACATTAATCTTGCTAAAGAAATACACGGCAATAAGTTTGATTATTCAAAGGCAGACTATCAAGGAGCTAAAAAGAAAGTCTGTATAATCTGCCCTGAACATGGGGAATTCTGGCAGACGTTTGATAACCATGTCAATAGCAAGAAAGGCTGTCCAAAGTGTGCGGGCAACACACAAAAGACAACCGAAGAGTTTATTGGGCAGGGTAAAGCCGTTCACGGAGATCGTTATGATTATTCTAAGACGAAATACGTCAACAACTCAAAGAAAGTAATTATTATTTGTAAAGAGCATGGAGAGTTTGAACAAGTTCCACCTAGTCATCTAAGAGGGTCAAACTGTCCGGTTTGTACTAACCGCGCACCAATCACTACTCAAGGTTTTATTGAGAGGGCGACGAAGGTACATGGTAACAGATACGACTACTCGGAAGTTGAATACAACGGTTCTGGTGCAAAGGTTGTGATTAAGTGTGCCGAACACGGAAGGTTTGAGCAAGTACCTTATAACCATATCACAGGGAAACAAGGATGCCCTTCCTGTGGAAACCTTGCTAAAGGCGTTAGTCAAAGAAGTTCCAAAGAAAAGTTCATTAAGACTTCCTTAGAAGTACACGGGGAAGGTTCCTTTGATTACTCAGAAGTAGAATACCAAAAGAACAACATCAAAGTAAAGATAACCTGTAGGTATGGCCACACCTTTTGGCAAACTCCAGCCAACCATATTACGGGGTTTGGTTGCCCAGAATGTGCGCTGGGGTGGCCAAAGGCCGGATACTATAAAACAGATTATCCTGCGGCATTGTATGTTTTGAATTTTGATAATCAGTTTTTGAAGGTTGGTATCACTAAGGATTTAAAACTAAGAATGAGACACTTGAAGAAAGAGACTGGTATTGACAATGTTATTGCTGTTAAAACTGTCGAAGGTAAAGCAAAGGATGTATCAGCACTAGAAACATCAATTCTCCGGCAAAGTGGGTTGGAACGATATATTCCAGACCTCTCTTTTGCCGGAGAGACTGAATGCTTGTACCTAGAAGACTTACCAACGGTCTTAGACATCCTCTCAGACTTTAACTAATCACTTCTCCAAGATGGGATTGTTACCACTTGCGGGACGGAACAGTTTTTCGTTAATAACGCGAATCACTTCATCCGCAATTTGCGGCCCATCTTGCCCCTCAATTTCAAATCGAATGTCTCCATTCACAATCATCTGGAGCGCTTCCGCTTGCTCTTGTACTGTTAGTGCGCCAGTCCTTCCCATTGCTGGGTAAGTCTTATCCATAATCCTCGCAGCAAACGAATCGGGGTCATACCCCTGTTCATGCAGCCCCTTGATCCCTGCAACAGCAACCGCCTCTTTATATGTTTGTTGTGCCGCTTGCAGTGCTGCTCCCAGTCTTATCTCAGAACCCCAACTCCCAAAGAACCCTTTCTTTTTCTTTGGGGTTTCTGTACCTGGGCCGTCAGGTTTTCTAATACTCTCTGGCACTTTACCAGATGTGCCACCAGTAGTAGTCCTTGCTCCGCCTCGAACAGCGTCCCAAAAACTCCTTGCTACAGATGCCCCTCTAGTCAATGCTCGGATTACAGACATAATGGGCTTACGAAGAAAATAGAACGCTACAGCGGCGCCTGCCAGAGCTTTTGCCCAATTACCTACGCCGCCCTCTTCCCAGGCACGAGATACGGCAGACATGGCATATGCGACTGCTGCCAAGGGTAAGAACAGTAACCTCACTCGCCTGATTAATAGCGGGAGGGCTGCTGCTGCATATTCTAGTTTGAACCCAAACTGATCTAAATAATCTGCCGCACCAGTAAGTTTCTCACCTAAAGTTCCAAAGAACTCTACCGGACCTCGGATCAGATTAACAAAGACTCCTGAGATCGTACCAAGTAAATCCCAAAAGAATCCAGACTCTTTTACTGCCTCTGCCATTGTGGACAGTAGATCATTCAAAGCCCTATCGAAACCAGCCTCGTTCATCCTAGTGTTCATTATAAACACGGCATTGGAGAATCGGTTTGCGGCTG